CTACAAATTTTTCTGAAGTTTTATGATGATCAATAAAAACATATTCATTTGAGTCGAAATTTAAAAATGATTCTCTTAAAGAGAAATCCATTACTATAGTTGTTGGTTTATTAATTGTTTTTTGATTATAACTTATTAATCGTTCTTCAATTGTATTATTATAAAGCTCTTCGTATTCTATTGTGGCTTCTGGTTTCGACCATAATAAACATAATAAACTCACGGCACCATCTAAGTCGCCATGGGTAAAAACTTTATATAATTTATTAGTCATTCAAGTACTTATATATAATTTTTTAATTATCAACATCATCCCCTAAAGATTCTAATAATGATACAGTATCATTAATTGAATTTGATTTACTAGATTTTGATGAACAAAATGTCGAGACAATTGAATCAGATTCTGGATCTTTTAATGACAACGTGGGATAATCTATTTCCAATACAGTTTGACAATCTCTAGGACCGAAGCGGTTTTTAGTTATACCTAAATGAATTAAATTTAAATCCATTTCTTCTTTTTCCGTCCATATAGAAAATTGTGCATCGGCTGTATGAGACAAGCCCATAGACTCGCTGGTAGTCTCAAGACCCGGATTAGCCTCATTGTATGCGCTTCTATTAGCTTGTGTAGCGGTTATTATAGGACATTCAAACTGGTATGACATGGCCCTTACCGCCTCAGTGATTTGTTTCACCGAATCATAAGAAGATTGTCCTTTGTCTGCTGGAGCAATTAAGTTTAAATAATCTAAGATTATTATATCAGGATTTATTCCAGAATTTTTTAATTTTTCAATATATGTTTTTATGTGGAGAGTCGAAACGGTCTTTGGGGGAAATTCCTTAATGATTAATTTTGCTTCTTTGTTTTTTAATTTGTAAGAATTTAATTTAGTCTTTAATAATTGAATTTCTGATGATAAATCATCCATAGGAATCTGAGTAAGTTGAGCACTTATTCTTTTTGCATACACTTGTTCAGGCATTTCCATTGAAATCAATACCACCGTTTTATTCTGACTAAGAATATTTGTTGCAATATTACCAAGAAAAATCGATTTACCTACGTTTGTTACACCATAAAACACATAAATAGCTCTTCCTGTAGCAAGAAACCCGCCACCTATTCTTTCATCTAACCATTTCCAACCAGAAGGTATGTATTTGAAAACTTTTTGCAGTTCATCGCAATGTTCATCAATTTTTTCCAAATAATCAAATCCTTTATTTTCTACTAAAGAAATAGAACAAGCTTTTTCAAAAGACTTTAAGATTTCTGACGAGTTTATATCACCAGCTTGAATATTAACATATGTATTAATGACTGTATTATGAACCGCTTTCTCTTTAAAAAATCTTTCGGTGTTTTTTAAAAGTAATTCTTTATCATATTTTTTATCAATATCTTTAAAGCTCAACAAAACCTCTTTTAGAGCCTGTCTATCACTTGGACTAGTAAAATTTAATTTTAATTCTGTTGGGTTTGGAAATTTTTGGTTGTTTCTATAATATTCTTTTAAAATTTTGACTACAGTTTTATGATTTTCGTTTGTAAAAAATGATGAATTTATATATTCATATACAGTTTCAAAATAATTCGCATCAGTCAGATAATTGTATACAATAATTTTTTCAAAAAGTTCGTAATCGAAATCGAGAGATTTTCCCATATAGAAATATTATCCTTTTTTACCTATAAAGTCAATAAAAAAGGGGATAGGTTGCCCTATCCCCTTGTTGTATGAATAACAATTTACTCATTTAATAACACTTGTTCAGACTTTGGGGTAAAAGTCTTTAAAGATTCGTTATTAAATTTCAATTGTTCTTTTAATTTATTCTCTAATGCTGGTAGAACTTTAGCCCAAACAGTCTCGTCTTCTCTCCAATCTTTATAGAAACCTAAAACATCTTCTCCTATGACGTATCTATGACCCTGTTTGGTTATTACACCATAACCCTCTGCCATTTCAAGCAAACCAGCATACTTTGATAAGCCTTGTTTGAAATTTAAATACATTTCACACTCTAAAAATGGTGGGATAAAACGATTTTTAGTTGTTAATGCGCGAATTGTTAAACCGTTCACATCCTTTGATAGAGGAGTACTGTCATCATTAGCGTTCTTATTATCTGATCTACTAACTCTTTCTTGTTTAGTTGCCATTTGAACCAAGACAGAACTCATATAAAGTGGTCCAGAACCTCCAGATTGGCTTTTTACCAATGTTGGGTACATTGCACCAGGATTATCGTATATATGATTAGTAAACAAAACAGGAACGTTAGCTTTTGCTGCTGTATGTGTGATTGCGCGAAGCATACTCTTTAAAGAAACTGCTCTTGCACCCATATCTGCTGAATCTTTTCCATCTTCGATTACTTTTGCTTCTCTCGCGGAGATCAAATTCCCCAAAGAATCGATCACAAGAACAACCTTACCATGAAGATTGTGTTCAATAACGCTTTTTAAAAATTTAACAATCTGATTTCTACAATCTTCAATAACTTCAATAGGACAATGTTTAATTTTTTTGGTATCACAACCAAGATTAGTTGCTGTATCTGGATCTAATGCATTTTCTGTATCAAAATATGCAATATGCATACCTTTCTTTTGAGCATTTGCCATGATTTTATTAACAATCATAGTTTTTCCACATGCCTGTGGTCCAACAAAGCCTGTAATTCGCCCCATAGGAACGCCACCATATAAAGAGCCTGAAATAATAGCATTTAATGCCATACAACCTGTATCAATCCATTCTTTTACGGAAGATAATGTATTTTCATTAAGATAGGCTGCATCAGGATTTAAATCATCCAATACCTTAAATGCATCATCAATGATCGCAAGAGTCTCATCGTTTATATTTTCTTTTTTATTTTTAGCCATAGAATTAGTCTAACATACTTTTTTAAAAAAGCAATAAAAAAGCCTGAATCTTTACGATTCAGGCTTTTCTTGTTTTAATTTTGTTTACTCATCGAACAATTTAACAACATTAGCATCTGCTCCAGCGTTTTGTTGTGGTGCATCAGGAGTTTGTTGTGTAGGAACATACAAATTACTCTTATTAAAGATTTGAGAATATTGTGCTTGTAATCTAAAATCTAAAGAGATAAATTTATTTTCATTATCATGAATAGGAGTAATATAACTCTTATTAAAAGGGAAAATAGCATCAGCTTCTTTGTCAGCCAAGAATTCTCTGAACAACAAAGGAAACAGTTGAATTGACATTCTGTTGTCAGGAGTTGCTACAGTAGAAAGAATAACTGGATTTTTAACTTTAAATTGTGAATCATTTTCTTCAACAATTTCTCCAATAATTGTTCTACCAACATAATCTAAAAACACGGTTAATTTATTATTTTTATCGCTCATATTTAATATATTATCACAGTCTATTTCTTTTTCAAGTATTAATCTTTAAATAATTCAGTTAAATCAGTGCAATAGTTTTGCACAAGAGAAGGTGTATCCCAACCAATACATTTATAAATTCTTTCTAATGGTGGAAACACGTTCTTTTGAAACATTTTATCGTAATCCGGTGCTACATCTTTTATAATTTCTTCAGGCATTTCATCTAAAAAAGAAAAAACTTGTATATTATATTTGTTTTTATTTGCATAAAAAATCTTAACTTTGGTTCCGTTTGTTATTCTTTCATACAAATGATCAACACTGTACTTTTTAAGTAGATTGTTGTAATAAATCGATCCTTTAACATGCATGGGCGTTCCTTTATAGATTTTAAAGCCATCACTTCTACTTTGATATTTTTCTATATCAGAAACTTTTGCTCGTTTAGATATGGTTACTACGTCCATATCTTTAAATCTGCTATAAGAATCGAAAAAAATTCTATCACTTTCAGTTTTATCTTCTGATAAAATAACAGACTCAACAACATTTTTAATAAGATCTTTAACTTCTTTGGATAAAGTTGAACGAGCTAGTTCTATCCCTTTATAAACAAATGGATCTTTTGGTTTATAACCTTCTTTATCAATAATATGAAGAATGTACATTTTCTTTTCCAAGAAAAGTGCCTTGTCACAAATAGTTTCACGTTTAAAAACAAATCTTGGGTCTATTGAATTGTGTTTCTGTTTCGACCATTCAATTATATCTGTATTTAATTTATTATCTATCTCATCAACAACCTTTGAAGCCTCGTCGGTTATTTTATTGTCCACTAAAAACTGTTTACCCGTTATTTTTAATATAGGATTTATAGTTATATAAATGCTGTCAGTATCACCGTATATATAAATATTTTTTTTGTCACCAACAAAACCTTTCTGAACAGCATATTCATAAACAATATCGGATGCTTTTTTAACCACTGACTGTCCCGTTAATGTTACACTCGCAGAATGGTCAATATCAAACAAAGGAGAAAATCTTTGAGCAAAGGTTCCATATATTGAATTTAAAACAAGCTTATAAACGTTTTGTTGTGTATCCAAGTCTTGTATTTTTTCTTCAATCTGTTGTTTTACTTTAAAATCTTTTTCCTTGTTTAAGATTGTTTGATACTTTTGCATTTCTTTTTTGGTATCAACACGTTCTTTATAAAGTTTATCAATCAAACACGGAACTACGCCTTTAAATTTTTGCGTATATAACACATCATAGTCTGATATACATAATTTTTCTTTGTGTATAAGCTTTTCAAATTTATCCTTATCCAAAGTTACAACTTTTCCGTTTATTAATCTTAGGGAATAAACATTTTCTTCTTTGTTTACAATCTTTCCAATCTTTGTTTCTGGTGAGATGTTCAAGGATATAATCGTATTTGGATATAGACTATTAGCATCATAGCTTACTAATGCATTATGAATGCCTCTTTCAGGTTCGTGGACATAACCGCCTGTAAATTCTGTTTTGTTGTTGTCCGTTTTGAATGTGGGGATCATTTTGCCTTGTAACAAGGCTTCGTGTGCAACCGCTCCAGTAATCATCGAAACTTTTCCTGTAGCCTTTTCAAAAGGAATGAATCCCTTATATGATAAATTGCGTACTAGCTTCAAATATTTTAAGGTGTCTTCCAATTTTACAAGAAGTTTTACATCTTGAATATTATACTTTACAAAGGTATCCCAATCTTTATCTGCTAACATAGCCAAATTACTGCCACCAAAATCAATTTTACCTTCCTTAAGTTCCTTTTCAGCTATAAAGTTTAAGCTATATGATTCTGAATCTCCTCTGGAGAAGGCTTTATAGATGATCATGTAGTCGAGGTTAGAAATTCCACTGATGTACCATTTATCTATTGGTTTGTTGTACTTGTTTATAACAACACCTTCTCTACAATAGACGTTTTCTATAGGAGAAAGTCTTTTATATTCGTCTTCACCTTTTAAATTTTTTATTCTATTGATCAAATAAGGTACGTCGAAGGATTCTGTATTCCAACCACACATAATATCTGGTGGATCTTGTTGCCAAAATGTTAAAAACTTTTCTATTATATAATATTCACTCTTACAATGTGTATAAATTACATTCTCATCATCAGAAACATATTCTTTCAATCCCCAACTATAATATTTTTTGGATAAACTGTCATAAAGTGTAATCAGATTAATAGGATCTGCTGCTTTACTGGGTTCTGGAAAAGAGTTTGGACTATATGTTTCTATGTCCCAGAAAAAAATCTTTAGTGGGTGTTTACCAAAATCTGGATCTTTTAAATCGTCACGGTAGGTATTTAACAAAAAATCTTGTTCAACAGATAAATTTTGGAAAATACGCTTAATCGGAGTTTCATTAACATACTTTGATCGGTAATAATTGTTTTTAAACGATATTTTCTTTAAATTGGTATTATATATCGACAAAGCATCATTGGATGATGCGCTTTCTACATACAAACTAGGTTCATAGGAGGTTTCTAACTTAACACGCTGTCCATCCTCGTCCCATGTCCAGAGATGGATACAACAGTTATTGTTGTCGTATGCGATATTTCGATATGCCATGATTGGCCTATATTATCTGATCTTTATTGAGAGAAATCAAGCTCGGATATTTCTCATTACGTTCTTTTGAACCCCATGCAGTCAAATATAGACCCTCATATTCGTTTATATGATCTTCTAACCAAAGACCTTCTGCGAATTTTCGTGCTTTTTGTGATTCTTTCATATATCTATCGACATCAGAGGTAATGTATTCAAGTTTTTCAATTAAATCTGTACCTTTATCAAATCTGTGTTCGGCCATTTCATAAGTGCATAAATTTTGATATGCACCGGGCATACCTAATGCACCAGATTCAACCATTTTAATGTTACTTTTTGATTTATTGAAAATATTATCAATTAAAGGTGCAAAAGTTGCATTGCAATTTGTATCCATCAAACCTTTAGGGTAATCAGGTAAAGGCGACCAATCAACATATTCCATTTCACCGCTATCAATGAAGGGTCTTAGTGCTAATGGATAACAACCCTTCCAAACAAACTTAAATTTCTTTCTAGCTTTTATAATTTGGTCAATTACATGACTAAAATCATCTTTCATACCCGTTCTATTAAGAACATCTATATGAGTTCCAGAACCAGAATATAATATTCTTGGGCGTTTTTTGTTTTTTTCAAAATTCTCTTCTAGTTTTTCAGGATTATAAAATCTATCCAGCCAAAATTTGGGGGCATAATTTGGAATAACTGTAATTTTTTTATTTCCAGTTTTTTCGATATAATAATCTTTCATGAATTGACAAGTTACTGTCATTTCATCCATCATTTCTATGATTTCTAAAATATTTTTGACAATTTTATCATCATTAAATGCATCTCTACAACGATTATATTCTGGAATATCTTCTTTGAAGACTACATCATCTACTTCATACAATAATCTTAGGTTAAGGTCTTTCTTAACCTTATTAAGCTCTTTAATAAACATCATTTGATGATCTGTAGCTTGTCTTTGGAACCTTATAGCCCT